GGTCCCTCACTGCTTATTGCGGGGGCCTAATTCCCATGGGGGACGTCCGGGAGTCCCGTCTTGGAGACTTGCCCAACCCTGCTGGTTTAGTAGACTTTTGTAGTGTGATTCGTTACACCACATGGTCTTCTTACCAGTCAGGGCAATGGCAATGATCCGACGGAATTTCCGTGCGTCACTCCATGAGGAGAGGGGAAAGTGGGCGAGACGCTTTCTCGTCTTGTTGGTAAAGTAACTCTGGTTGGCCTGCGTGAACCCGGTTGAGTTGTTGTTCTTTCCTACGCGGATCGCGGCGGCTGTGCGCTTGCGCACAGTACCAATGTGACCACGTGGGAAGTTCAACTTTTCACCTCGTTCTAAACGGGCCTCTCTTTCCTGCTGGATTCGGATAGCCATAGTGACTTCGGTCATTGGCACACCACCTGACTCCTTCATTGGAGGTAAGTCGGACAGTGAGACCTTCCGAGCTTCTGTTCGGAAGGGAACCTTTCCAGTATCCAGGAAATACCTGAGGACTGCTTTAGCGTCGTCAGACACTTTAGCATGTCGCACGCCTCCGCCGCCTAGGGCAGCTGGAAGGTTTCTCATCAAGAAACCTTTCCGGCTTCGTTGCCGAATCCCGTATTTTGCGGTGATGCGGTGAGCACTGAAGGTCTTGTTGCAGTTGACGATCGATGAGAGGGATTCTACAATCCCCATCGAATCTTTCGTCATACCGTAACGAGTCTTCGCTCCCGTTGACTCCGCAATCTTGCGAGTTTTGGCACACTCAGCGACGGTTTCCTTCAGGTCTCTATCGACAATGCTCACATGATGCTCGCAAAACACACCATCGTGTCCATAAAAGGACTTCGAATGGTTGAGTTTTAGCCCAAGGACATCTTCGAGGTAGTGCTGATATACTTCCACTTCTGTGGGGGTCAGCAGCCCGATCATGTCGTCACCGCAGATGCGTCCCTTGCGTGGGTCGTTTCTAGTGGCTTGGGTCAGAGCATACAAGTTGAGTAGTGATAGGACCGCCCAGGTACCGCCGAGCCCCATATGGGCCCCGGAACTTGTGCGTACACCACCACGAGACGTGAGCAGCATTGATCCACTACATTTCTGAATCGCATCGATCTCCGAACTAGACCAGCCTTGGCCGTGTGCAGCCCCTAACAGGACTGCTTCAGCCAAGTCATGTCGGATGTAATCACTGGCTTTCGTTAGGTCAGCGCTATATAGTTTAGCGTTGGCCGCACCCTTTAGGGTGAATTCGAATTGACCAAGTGAGTCCTTCGTGAATCCCTTGCGACGCAATGTCGCGAGGAGACGCTGATTGATTGTTCGGAGAAAGTGGGAAACTTTGGCCGGGTGTAGACTTACACCACGGAGCTTGTAACCGAGCTCCACGACCACGCCGCCCCTAATCGGGTAGGCATCTTCGCACGGACTATCCTGGAGGATACTTTCGAGACATGTCTCGTAACATTCTTCCTCGGTAATTGGTGATGATGTGCCTTCGTCGATAAGGTCGCCGAATTGTTTCTCTTCGATGCGCTGACGTGCATTCCACCACTCTTGCTTTTGTGCCCGTTCAAACTCCTCTGCAGGAGTCATCCACCTTGGTGGACGAGGTACTCGTAAAGCTGCGGGATTAGGTGCCCAGAACATTCTGGCCATCCTCCGCTCTTTAACGAGTTTGCACACCTCGTTTGCCACTGTGGTTCGAGGGATCCCTGATTCGTAACAGGATTTAGCGGCTGGTAAAAGAAATCGGCATTGATCCGCGCGACCCTTCCAGTCTTCCTCCTTGGTTTTCTCCGGCTTGCCGAAGAATCTCTTGGAGAACTGGAAGATTTCGTTAAGGACTTTGTCTGGCGTAGTCTCCGTTGGCATTAACCAACGGTCCTCCGCCTCTTTTACTGCTGCTAACATCCTGTCACGGGTTGGATCCTTGTGACAGGCCCTCGCCAGTGTACTTGCCTCAATGAGTCGACGTGGCAACACACCTTTAGTGTGCCACAGACTCCGTCTTCCGTTGACACCCCAACCGAAGCTTTCGCATGCGTGTTTGCGCCATATGTGGGAAATTTCCTTCAATGGTGCATAACCTTCATGCTTAAGTCTTCCTAGGAACGTCAAGTATCGGTGGACGTAGGTAAGCCATTGGCGAGAAAGCAATTGTGGTGGTCTGCCGAACGCCAGTTCGAATGCAGTGGAGATTGCTGGAACAGCGTCTCTCACCCACCTCCCTCTCTTCGTTTTGCGGTACTGTAATCCGCTCAAAGTCGTGTTGCGCACAGACCTCTTGGTTCTGTACGCTACTACCAGCCGGTTCAACTGGTGATCCGTACGAGGTAGCTCTCTCCTCGAGAGAAGCTCCTTGTGCGGCGCAGTTTCCGGTTGGGTCCCCTTGTGGGGTCCACGACTTGTCCTGGGAATGGC